TTTTATGCAGTACCAAAGTAAAGACTGGTTTAATGATTCGTTGTACATAGCAGGGGCCGCTGAAGGCGCTCCTCTGTACTATACGTACAACGGGTTAGACGCTAATGGAGACACTCAGGTATTGGTTGGCCCTGTGCCAGACGGTGTTTACAGCCTTCGTTTTGACGTAGTTAAGCGTCAGGGTGACCTAACGTCTAACTCAGACAAGCTTTTGATTCCTAATCAACCTGTCATTCACCTTGCGTTAGCTTTGTTGGCTCGTGAGCGTGGTGAAACAGGCGGTACTTCTACTGCTGAATACTTTGTTATTGCTGACAAGTACCTATCAGACGCTATTGCTATTGACGCAGCAAAGCATCCAGAAGAGATGATCTTTAGGACTATCTAATATGGCACAAGAACTACGCAGTATTAATCTTGTAGCACCGGCCTTCAAAGGTATTAACACCGAAGACTCTCCTATTGCTCAAGATCCATCGTTTGCAGAAGTAGCAGACAACGCAGTTATTGACAAGCGTGGCCGTATTGCTGCACGTAAGGGCTACGACGTTACTACAACAAACAAGACTGTTCTTGGCACTGGAACTCTACGTGCTATCAGAGAGTTTAGAGATAACGCAGGCAACAGCAAAATATTTTCTGTTGGTAACAATAAGATTATCAGTGGCACAACTACGTTAGTAGATGAGACACCCGGTAGCTATACAATTACTTCCGACAATTGGAAAATGGTTGACTTTAATGACAACATTTACTTTTTTCAGCGTGGTTATGAGCCTTTAGTTTACAGTAACGCTTCAGGCGCAGTAGAGAAAATGTCTACGCTAACTGGAGCGTCGGCAGTATCGGACATTCCAAAAGCTAATGAAGTCCTTGCTGCTTATGGTAGACTCTGGTGCGCTGACGTAACTAACAATAAGTCTGTTGTCTACTGGTCTGACCTGTTGATTGGACATAACTGGACAGGTGGCACAAGCGGCAGCATCAACCTTTCAAAGGTATGGCCTGACGGTTATGACGAGATTGTCTCACTAGCAGCACACAATGGGCTGTTAATTATCTTTGGACAGCATAGTATTGTTGTCTACCAAGGTGCAGAAGCGCCAGCAACAATGTCTTTGTCAGATACTGTGGCAGGCGTTGGTTGCGTTGACAGAGACACAGTACAGCAGACAGGAACCGATGTTATCTTCTTGTCACATACGGGCTTACGTAGCTTTGGACGTACGATACAAGAAAAGTCAATGCCTATTAGTACGTTATCCCGTACGATTACAAAAGACATCATTAGCCTGATACAGGGAGAAACAGAGTTCTTTAGGTCTATCTACAGCCCAGAAGAAAACTTCTATCTGTTAACATTTGTTGGTCAGAACACAACCTTTTGTTTCGACGTTCGAGGCACTCTAGAAGATGGTTCGTTTAGGGTAACACGGTGGCCCGGTTCTGTCTTTACAGCTTACGAAAGACTGACTGATGGTACGCTGTACGTAGGAACAACAGACGGTATTAGTGAGTACAAAGGTTATTCTGATAACGGCACACGATACCGCTTTAAATATTTTAGTCCTAGCTTGACATTTGGCGACACTTCTCGACTTAAGATCCTTAAGAAGATCAAGCCGACGCTGGTAGGTGCAAACAGTGCTACTGTATTTATGAAGTTTGCCTATGACTTTGGTACGTCTTACAGGACAACAGAGTTTACAGTAGGTAACCAGAATCCTGCTTTTTATGCTGTCAACGAGTTTGGCGAAAATTCTAACCCACTATCAGAATTTACTGGTGGTGAACTTACTAACCAACGCAGCTTGAATGCTGTAGGCAGTGGCACAACTGTTGTTGTCGGTCTTGAGTCAGACATCAACGGTTTTGCTTTATCACTACAAGAAATTAACCTACTAGCGCTAATAGGTAAAACATTATGAGTTTAAATTTACCCGGATACACCGGAACTGGCGGAGGTGCTACTATTGGTGGCGGCTTAAATTTACCCGGATACACTGGAACTGGTGGCGGTCTTACTACTGGCGGGGGTTTAAATATCCCTGCTCCGGGCCTAGCCAATATTCCTGTAAACCTTGCCACAGCAACAGCAGGTTCTACAGGCGGAATAGGTGGCTTTGTAAACGACATAGGAAACTTTGTAGGCAACGCCCTGAGCGGCGCAGGAAACTTCTTAAGTAGTACCGGAGGCCAACAAGCTTTAGGCGCAGGCGCTGGCGCTCTTGCAGCACAGCAAGCGTACCAACGGCTTGGCGAGGTCGGCGAACGGGCTAGACGAGAAGCTTCTAATGTTGCTCAAACAGGACTGGCTCAGTCAGAGTTTAGGCCGTTTACCGTCACTACTTCTACTGGTGGCATGATGGGTGTTGGACCTGAAGGAGGCACTACAATGACCCTGTCTCCGCAAGAGCAGGCTCTTCAGAACCAACTCCTAGGAGGAGCAGGTCAGTTTTACGGTCAAGCACAACAGCCTTTAGATGCTCGTGAGCAGGCTGTATTTGAGCGTATGAGAGCTGCACAGCGTCCTGAAGAGCAACGTCAGCGTCTAGCCTTAGAAGAGCGTCTAGCGGCTCAGGGACGCTTAGGAACGTCTTCAGCGGCTTATGGTGGCGCTACACCAGAGCTTATGGCCCAAGAAGCAGCACTGCAAGAATCCCGTGACAGGGCCATGTTAGCTGCTATGCAACAGGCGCAAGCAGAGCAGATGCAACAGGCACAACTAGGTGGTCAGTTCTTGTCAGGCGGCTATGTGCCTCAGGCGCAGTTAATTGCTGCTGCAGAACCCGCTTTAACTACTTCTCAGCTTGCACAACGTGGTCAGCTAACAGGAGCAGGTTTGTTTGGAGAAGCGGAAATGAGCGGTATTGAAGCTTTGCTTTCTTCAGGCATTGGACAAGCTAATCTCATGGGTCAGATTGGTACAGGTCTCTTACAGCAGGCAGCACAGCCTACGTTTGTAGGAGGAATGTCAGGAGGCGGTGGTGGTGGTGGTGCCGGAGGAGGCGGAGGCCTCTTTGGCTCAATTACGGACGCTATAGGAATTACTGACAGTAATAATGACGGCACTTGGTGGTCAAGGCTCTTGGGAGGTTAATCGTGGCTAGATTCGGACAACAATTTATACAGGGGCTTTTGCAACCCGCTTATCAACAAGGGATGTTTACTGCTGCACAGCAACTTGGGGCAAGACCTAGGCAGATGGCAGAAAAACGTCAGGAACAACAAATGTTGGGTGGCTTGGTCCCCGGTACTCCTGAGTACAGCGAAGCTTTAGCAAAACTTCAGATGCAGCGTGGGCAGTTAACTGAAGCCGCTACTACAGGTGCTGCCGCTGGTTTACAACGACAAGCAGCAACCCAAGCTGCTCAAGAAACGGCAACAAAAAGTCGTTTAATCGGTGCAGCTCTTAAGAAAGCTAGAGACGACAACTCAATAGAAAACTACTCATCAGAAGCAGCTAGGATTACTAGCATGACTGCAGAACAACTTATGGAGTACTTGGGGCCTAAAGATCCTGTGTATACACAACTGGTTCAAGGGGCACGTTACCTAAAAGACGGTAAAGTTGTTGTGGGATCTGAGACTCCTGAAAAAACCCGTGAACCAAAGTACGAGTACGTTAAAAACAAAGAAGGAAACAAAGTAGCTACTTTTAAAGACGGACAATATGTAGAAACGATTAATATTGAAGGCATGGACGAAAAAGGTGAAGATTTAGACGCCCGTATATCCTCTATTCCTCAAATTGTTACTGCAATTAGTGATATTGATAATCTTTTAGAAAAAGACGATCTTCCTGAAGGCGTTTGGGCACAATTAACTAGGTATATAGGTGGGACGGAAGCTTTAGACACAGAAGCAGAGTACAGTCAGCTTAAAAATCTTTTGGGTTTAGAAGAAATAGCGATGCTTAAAAAGTTAGGCGGCGGGAGTACTGGTCTTGGTGCTGTTTCTAATATTGAATTACAGTCCTTACAAAACAAACTAGCTTACTTAAACACTATTACTTCTGAAGAGTTACAAAGGGAAGCCCTGACTGATATAAAAAGGCACTTTACA